TGGGGCGCCTGGCGTAGGTGCTGCGGCTTAACCAGGAGCGAAGACAATGCCAAAAGGTCCAGGCCCTTACGTCAATACGGTTCCCGCTGAAGGTAAAGACCCGATCCAGAAAATCGTGCCGTTCGATACCATGGGTATTGGAGCGAATCCTGCTGGATTGCCGGCTGGAGCTAGGAATGCTGGCATGGGATTGCAGCATTATGGCACCACCACTGACGGCACTAATGGGAAGGGCAACTGATAATGCCCGGCACAGATGATACCGTTGAAATTTCGGCAGGCGATTTGGCGCTCTACAAGAAAGCCGTGGGATTGCTCAACCAGCTTACGAGCGACAAATCCAATGGAATTCAAATCCAGAGGAAGCTGAAAGAGCTTGATCCATCCCTGAATCTTCCTGGTATTGATGTGGGCGATGCGGTTGTGGCGCCGATCCGGGAAGAACTCAGCGCCACGCAAGCCCAGCTAAAGGCTCTCCAGGATGAGCGTGCTGCTGAAAAAGAAGCAGCTCAAAATGCTAAGATGGAAAAACAGATTCGGGATTCCATCTCAAGGGCGCAGGAAAAATATAAGCTAACTCCTGAAGCCACTGACAATCTTCTGAAGTTTATGAACGATAAGAATATTGCTGACGCGGAAATCGCCGCTCCGGCATATATGGAAACCCTGCCTAAGCCCCCGGCGCCTATGAAGCCGAATGCCTATGCTCCCCAGCATGCTCATCTGTTCGGGACTGGAGATGACCGTGGCACGGATGAAAATATCGCAGCACTGCATCGTGATCCGGTGAAGTGGTTTGATAATGAAGTGATGAAGATTCTCAATGAGGACGCGGCCAGCGCCGCATAGGAGATAAACCGTGTCACAGACATTCTTCACGAGCGGTGTATCTGGCGGGTTGATGCCCGGTGGCGCGCTTGGCCAGCAACTTACGAACATAACTAATAGGGCTGTAATTCCTTCCTTGTTCGTACAGATTTATCAGTCTCATCCTTTGCTGAGTTTGCTTCTTTCAAACGCGCAATCAGCAAGAGGTGGTGCATCGCAAATTACCGTTCCGACGCAGGGCAGCAGTTTCACTACATTCAATTGGGGTAGCTTCGCGGGCGATTTCCCAATGCCCGAAGATCAGGCAGCGATCAATGATGCCAGTTTTAACCTGAAAATTGGAATGGTCCCGATTGGCTTCTTCAACTTGGAAGCCATTGTGCAATCCTCGGATGTAATTATTCCAAAACTTCGTGCTGTAACGGCGGATGCTGCGGTGGTTATCAAGCAAGCCATCGCGCAAAGCCTGTTCACGAATAATACTGCCAATCTGAATGCTCTCGACAGCCTATATATGGCCTATGACAACGGCACAAATGTTGCCAGTTACGGTGGTATCAGCAAGTCAAATTCCTTCTGGCAGGGTCAATATTATCCGAACCAGGGCGGCATATCGAATATCGCTTCCCGTGTCGGCATGGCCACGATGCTAACCCGTGTGCAGACCGGCGCGGGCGGTGAAGATGCCGATTTTGCTGTTATGAACCCCGCAGATTGGGCTACGCTCATGGCGGATTTCATGGGCTTTGAGCAATACCAAACCAATCCGCGAAGCCGCTATGGCAAGGGCGATGTGGTGAATTCTGGTTTCCGGGCCATCCAGGTTCTAAATACGCCGATCTTCCCCGATCCGTGGTGCCCGCGAGGGGAGATGTACATCATCAACTCGCGCTATCTCGCTATGTATATGTCCGAGGCCGCTCCGTTCATTTTCACGGGCTTTGAATCAATGATTCCGCTTGGCCAGCTCGCCAGCATCGGCGTTCTGCTCACGGCTCTTGATCTGGTCTGTTCCAAACCCTCTTCCGGCGCCCACATTACCGGCCTTGCCGCCCCGGCCTGGCCAAATGTTCCCGGCCCCCCGGCAGTGCTGTGATCCCATGACCATTTTTCAGGAGATTTAGGAAATGCCTATTCGCTTTGGCGGTCCTGGTGTCACAAACACCCTCGCGGACCTTACCTCAAACCAGTTTGCCCTCCAGGCAGGCGGTGTATGGACGCCCCCCGCAAATGGATACTGGGCCGTTCTGGGGCGTTATACTCAGCTCCAGCAATATGATCCCATTACCACAACGTGGATTCCAGTTTCTGGACCAAAGAAAGCGGTTTTCTTTTCTGCCGATGGCGTGAATCAGCGTCTTGCCAATACCAGCGGTTGCGTGACTGGTGCTTATCTGACTGCGGCTGGCTCTGGCTATACCTCTGCCCCCACTGTCACCACCACCACTGGCGCCACTCTTTTGGCGATTGTCGGCGGTGCGGTGAATACCACTGTGACCGTGGCTTATGGCGGCAGCAATTATACTCAACCGCCTGATGTTTTCTTCTCTGCGCCGCCTTCGCCTGGCGTGCCTGCCACTGGCTATGCCACCATCTCTGGCGGCGTTGTGACCGGCGTTACTGTCACGAACCAAGGCGCCGGATATACTTATCCTCCCACGGTTTCGTTCTTCAATGATCCGCGTGATACCACTGGCGCCAATGCCTCTGCTACTGCCACCCTGACCGGCTCCGGTACTGTTACTGCGGTTCTGGTGACAAACCACGGCAACCCCACCACTTCCGTTCCCACCCTCACCTTCTCCGGTGGCGGCGGTTCTGGTGCGGCGGCGACGGCGATCATGAATTTTGCCATCACCGCTTTTGGTATCAGCACCGCTGGCGCTGGATACACGGCGGCGGCTGGTTTTGTCACCCTGAGTGCCACCCCGACTCCGGTGGCTCTTGGTACGGCATCTGCCTATACCAATCCGGGGACTCAGCAAAATATCGTCACGATGCGACCGGCTATTGTTGCCACCACAACCAGCGCAGCCGGCGCGCTTTCTACCACGAACCAGACTGTGATCGACGGCGGTTCGTACGAGAGCATTCCAGCCGTTGGCTCTCTCAATGTGCTTTCAAATGGCATCATCACCACGGCGGCGGTTCTGTCTGTTACCGTGGGCGGTCTGAATGACACGGAAAACTATATCTATCCGTCTTAACTATAAGGAAATAGGATATGACAGAAGATTTGGAAAAAATTTCGAGGGGTATGAGAGATTGGATTACATCTGATTACACCAAAGATGACGCATTGCGTGAGCGCGCTCTTTCCTTGGCGACGGATGGAAATCCACAAACTCCAATTCCTCAAGTTTTGGCACGTGCAGACGCATATTTTGAATGGCTTAAAGGGGAATAGGTTTATAGAATCCTAATTAATGTCCTTCCAAACGATGAAAAGCCCGGAGTATGTTAAATCGCTTCTGGGCTTTTTATTTGGAGCCCGTGGGTGCAGCTCAGCCAGTACATCACCGACACGCAATCTTTGCTCCATGACAATTTGGGGCTTCTTACGCCTGTTTCTCAGCTTACAACCTGGATCAATGAGGCAAGGCGCCAGATAGCGTATTCCACGGGTTGTATTAACCTTTTGGCTACTGGCCTATCCCCGAATGGGAATGCCGCCCAGCCTGGATCAATGGTCCCTGGTGGATTTACGCCTGGCAGCCCGCCAACCCCGCCATTCAATACCATCGTCAATCAGGAAAAATACCCGTTCTCCATGGCTCTGGCGATCATCCAGAACACTAATGCTGGCATCCAATACGTGACGGACATTACCTCTCTGGCGATCTCTTGGGGATCAATGCGGCCAGCTTTGAATTACATGCCATGGGATGATTTTCAGGCTTATGCGCGGTCATATAACTACATCGTCTCCAGCTATCCGCTTGTCTGGGCAACCGATGGTGATGGCGTGAATGCTAATGTGTGGCTTTGGCCGGTGCCAAGCCAGGCATTGGAAATGGAGTGGCAATGCAGATGCACACCTTCTCCACTTGTGACTGATAGCGATTATGATGCCATTCCTCACCCTTTTCAAAATACCGTGAAATATTATGCCGCATATCTAAGCTATCTTGGAACACAGAGGCCGCAGCAAGCAGAAGTCATGTTCCAAATTTGGCAATCTACACTCGGACGTAGCCGTGGCGCCACAGAACATGGGCGTGTCGTAGATTGGTATAATGGTATGGGGTATTAATGGCACGTCAAAGCCAATCAGATGCGCTTGGTATTCCTCCAGGACTACAGATTTATTCATCGTTCCCATTCGCGGGATTGAATCTGTCTTCTTCACGTCCAGCAATCCGGGATCAGGAATTCTATAACATTGAGAATTTCGTCAGAATTGGCGATGGGTTTTTAAGAACACTTTGGGATAATGGAGATGCGCTTTATACGGTTTCTGGTAGCCAAACCATCGTAAATGCATTTTTCTATAATATTGCGACAACTCAATATGCCGTGGTTTTTTTAAGCGATGGAATGGCTTACCAAGTACAGGTTTCCAATGGATCAGTTACTACAATTTCATCGGTTGTCGGAACATTCTATGTGTCTGGAGGAAGCTTACCTGGATGCATTCAATGGGGTTCTCAATATCTGATTATCGGAAACAACAATACTCAGAACGATTATTGGATTTGGGATGGATCACTTCTCTATACAGCAGGGACATTATCGCCAGTTGTGACGGTAACTGATGGTGGAAGCGGATATACATCTTCTCCGACGATTACCGCCTATGGAGGTGTTGGAACAGGAGCAACATTCACATCCACAATTCAAAATGGCTCTGTTGTTTCAATCACAGAGACAAATCCCGGTTCAGGGTATGGTGTAAACGATCAGGTTCAACTCTTAATTACAGGCGGCGGTAGCGATAATGCCGCACAATTGACCGCTGTTCTTTCAAACAATACCATATCAAGCATCGTGGTAACGGCTGGCGGAACTGGATACACTTCAGCGCCAACAGTCACGATATCAGGTGGAGGTGGATCAGGAGCCACCGCGACGGCTTCTGTTACCTCCAATGCTGTTACTTCTGTCACCGTGACAAATGGAGGATCAGGATATACATCAACGCCAACTGTATCTTTTGGAGGGCCGGGAACTGGCGCTCTGGCCAGCGCTTTTATCGCACCTGGATATATCACGGCAATCAATGTCACCAGTGGTGGTTCTGGATATACAGCAGCGCCAACTTTGACCATTGTTGGAGGAGGCGGAACTGGAGCAACAGCAACAGCAATTTTAACTCCAACTTCCATAGCCACAATTACGCCAACTGCGGGAGGTTCAGGATATACAAGCACGCCATCCGTCACGATTGGCGCTCCAAACATGGCTGGAGGGGTGCAAGCCACCGCAACGGCGATTGTCACCAATGAACAGGTGACAGGATTTACCGTTACCAATGCTGGTAGCGGATATACCAGCGCTCCTACGGTATCATTGTCAGGTGGTGGTGGCAGCAATGCCGCAGCTATGGCAAGTTTAACGCCAACATCCATTGGATCAGTCACGGTCAATAATCCAGGATCAGGATATACCTCTGTTCCTGCTGTTGAAATTGAAAGCGGCTTAAATCGTGGCGCTACGGCTACCGTACAGCTTATGCCCTATGGGATAAGCGGGACAACTCTTGAATCATTCCAAAGCCGCGTATGGATTGCGAATGCATTTACACCGACTTCAAATCCGCCGTCCAAAAATAATGGCAACCGGATGTTTGTATCTTCTCCTGGATCACTATCTGATTTTGCCACGAGTGATGGAGGATTAATTTTTACCGCCACGGATAGATTCTTGCGTCAAAAATTTGTGGCTCTTCAACAATCTAATGGATATCTGTATCCGATTGGAGATTCATCTGTTTCAATCATCTCTGGCGTGACAACAAGCGGAAACCCGTCCACAACCACCTTCAATTACCAGAACACCGATCCTCAAATAGGAACATCATTCAGGGATTCTTGCCAAGATTTTGGGAGAACCATTCTTTTTGCAAATCCTCTTGGCGTGTATGGACTATATGGTGGATCAGTCACTAAGGTCAGCCAGCAACTTGATCCTCTATTTTCATTTGCATCATTTCCTCCATCTGCTGGCGCTCTTACTCCAACATCAGCCGTGGCAAACATATTTGGCGGAAAATATTTTCTGCTTTTGATGACTCTTCTTGACCCTATTACTTTCACATACCAAAACAAGATGATTCTGTGGGATGAAGAGAGCTGGTTTATTGCGTCTCAAACTGCAAATTTGAAATTCATCCTGACACAAGAGGTGAATTCTGATTTGACGGCTTGGGGATCGGATGGAAAATCCCTTTATCCCCTGTTCCAAACGCCAAATACGGCTCTTGAGAAGACCATTTCCACAAAGCTTTTCGGTGGAAATAACCCGATTGTCGCCAAGGAAGCCTATACGGTCATGCTGCAATCGGTGAATACCGGATCATTTGGTTCTCCGGTCACATTCACGATTGATCTAGATACAGATGGTGGCCAGTATCCTATTGGGACATATACATTTTCTCTGTCCAGCGGATATGAATTTGGATATCCATTTTTCGTAACTGGCCTGACAAATGCCGTTGGCATATATCTGGGCGTAAGTTTATCAACAAATGATGCCGATATTACCATAACTTATCTAGGTATAACGTATATACCGGCAACTTTCCAAATTGGCTCTATCGGTCTTATTGTTCCAGGTCAAACTTAAGGAGGGTAAAATGGTAAAGCGTAATTCCAAAGGTTGTGTTGATTGGCCTGGCATGGTTGAAACCAGCCAGCCTGACGTTCCCTCAAACGCTACTAGGGTTATGAACCCTATGGGTCATATATCTCAGGCACCAGCCGGCACAATCTATGTCACGGATCAAGGAGTAGCTGGTGGGGATGGATGCCAATACAGATACGGTCCTGCGGCAGATGGAGAAAAATGGAATGACAATCCGATTCTTCAGCCTCCAAATGGATACATGAATGGCCCAATGATCGGGATTTTGGCAACTGGCGTATCATCAAAAAGCCGGAAATGAGTACGTCCCAACTTTGGAATCCGCCGAACACTCCAGAGGAATTATCAACCTGGAGTACGGCGAATTACATTGACCATACCGATATAAACTATGCGATCAGTCGCAAAAGCAGCGTCATAGCTGGTTTAACCGTGACTGCTTCTGGATCAGGGTACACATCGGCGCCAACTGTCACAATAGGACCGCCTGATTTACCGGGTGGAATTCAGGCAACGGGAAATTTCACCATAGTAAACAACAAGCTTCAGTTAAATCTGACGAATCCTGGAATTGGATATAGCAAATCGCCTGTTGTCACGGTTTCAGGTGGTGGAGGAACGGGCCTAGAGGTTTCAGCTACGGTAAATTACGTGTCTCTACAGGTTTTCCAACTTGATCCAATTCCAATGAATGATCTGGAGACTTGGAACATAAATCATCAGTTGATTCATCAACAAATGCTTGACGCCACAAATCAGCAATCCAGCGATCTTGGAAATTTTGATCCAAAAGATAAAGATGGAATGGAAGAATATATCTTCGATCATATTCAGGACCATAATTCAGCGCGCCAAGCTCTTATCGGATACTTGCCAACAGGTTAATCATGGACGGATCAACATATTCACTTCTCAGACCGATGACGCCTTGTGATTTTGATGAGGCAATTACGCTGGCCATTGAAAAATATCAAAAATTCCACCCTCGCCTATCATATGAGGGGGCTTGGAATTTCTGTCTCATGGCATCGCAAAACCCATCCTATCTTCTCATTCGTGGAAATGACGTGTTTTTCTGTGCTGCCTCTGTTCAATCCTTTATGGAGCCACAACCAACAGTTGGCGCGATCTTCATCTTCACAAAACGCACGAATTTAAAAGAGGTTCTTGCGGCTTTGGATGCTATGGAGGGATTTGCAAGGCGGATTGGGGCTTGTGAATGTGGATGGGGAAATATCAATGGAGATGATTTGACTCCAATCGCCCATAAACGGGGGTATAAGCACGCAAGCCAATATTTCTCAAAATCTCTCGTTGGGGGGATACAGTAATGAGCCACGTATTTGGAACCATCGCGCCAATTCTTGGTGGCATTGTCGGAACGGCGATTGCTCCGGGCATCGGGACGGCCATTGGTGCCGGATTGGGCAGTACGGTTGGAGGGCTATCAGAGGGAAAGGGTTTCGGACAATCAGCTCTTGGCGGCCTTGAAACCGGCGCATTAGCGGGAGTCGGCGGAGAACTGGCCGGGAGCCTTGGCGGCGCCGCTGGAAACGCCCTATCAGGAACAATGCTTGGAAATGCTCTCGGAAGCATAGGAAGTGAGGCATCTAGCCTTGGGACATCCCTTGGCATAACCGGCCCAGGCGGTCTTACCAGCGAAGTTTCCGGCTTGGGAAGCGATCTAGGCATCACGGGGCAAGGTGGCCTTACCAGCGAAGTAACAAGCGGTCTTGGTACAGTTGGAAAAGACCTTGGGATTACGGGACCAGGCGGGCTTACGAGCGATGTATCCAATCTATGGGGAAAGATTGCCGGCCCATCCGCTGCTGGCGCAGGAGGGGCGGGAATTCCGGCAAATGCAAACACTTTCGCTCCAGGTTATAGCGCTGGTAATCTTCCCCTCACTCCTGCGGCTCCTGCGGCTGGCGGTGGTGGTGGAGGAATTCTTGGCGCTCTTGGCGGCGGAAAAGGTGGCGGATTATTTGGCGGTAGCACCGCTCTGGGCCTGCTATCAGCCGCACCAATCGCGCTTGATTTGCTTCGCGGAAACCAAGCATACAAAGGCCAAAATGAACTCCAGCAATCGGCGGCTCAACTTGGGCAACAGGGACAGCAACTCCAGAGCTATCTTCAAACCGGGACTCTTCCGCCTGGCGCGCAGGCGGCGATCAACCAGGCTACGTCCGCAGCCCAAGCCGCTATCAGAAGCCAATATGCCGCCATGGGCATGAGCGGATCGTCAGCAGAAGCACAAGACCTTGCTGCGGCTCAAAAAGCTGGCGTAACCCAAGCCACAAACATGGCTTCTCAGTTGCTCAGTACCGGCATTCAATCCACACAAATGTCCGATCAGCTTTATCAGGACATCATGAACCAGAGCATGCAGCAGGATCAGGATTTGTCATCCGCCATAGGAAATTTTGCAGTCATGGCGGCGGGTGGACCAGGAGGGACCAGTGCCAACACAAGCGCCCGCGCCAGCAGCTAATAGCCAAGGTCCGATGACAACGGCTCTATTCGGACCTTCCGGGCCTGGCACTGCCAAAAAACCCGCAACTACCGCTCCATCAACAACGGTAGGGACAAGCGAGTCAACTTCTTTACCGCCTGCCCCAGCGCCGGTAAGCGGGGCGCCACCAGCAAATTTCTGGTCAGATATTCAACAGAAAATGAAAACAATTGTTGATAATTTGCCGACAAGTACAACTCAAATGGGGCCAAATCCGCCTCCAACTCCTTTTATGGCGCCGGCACCCACACCACCAGCTTTCAATCCTGCTCATGCATGGGGATCAACTGCTATGGTCTTGGCTATGGTTGGCTCCATGCTAACCCGCCATCCCCTCACAGCAGCTTTAAATGCCGGTTCTCAGGTAATGAAGGCATATCAAGATCAGAATCAGGAGGCCGCAGATCAGGCTTTTAGTGTTTGGCAAGCACAGAATGCCAATGCATTAAATTTGGCAAAATATGAATTGGAAGTTTACGCCGATACAGTAAAAAATAATCAGGGAGATGATAAGGCGCTTACCGCTGCTTTATTGGCCGATGCAACGGCGACAAAAAACAGTGGAATGTTGGCTGCAAATGATGCTGGTGGCTTGAATGGGATGATGGATTATATCTCCAAAATGGGTCGGGCTACAGCTTCAATGGCTGGTCAATCAGAGAAACTTGTCACCATGCAGCTTGAAAATCAGGCATGGAATGAGTGGCAGGCGGAAAATCCAAAGCCTACCGATCCAGCGCAGATGCCAGCATGGACTCAACAAGCTCTTGCCGCACGAAAATC